GGAGACCGGCCGGATGGATCAGGGCTTCAAGAAAGTCTCCTCCGCCATCTCCTCCGTGAAGACCATGCTCATCGGGCTGGGCGCCGTCGTCGCCGTCAAGAAGCTGGCGGGGAGTTTTCTCGAGACGGCCACGGCAGTTGAGCAGATGCAGCTCAGGCTCAAGGCCCTTCTGGGCAGCGCGGAGGAGGGGAAGAGGCTTTTCGACGACTTGGCTGATTTCGCCGCCAGGGTGCCTTTCGAGCTCGAGGAGATCATGCAGTCCGCGACGACGCTTGCGGGCATCATGAAGGGCGGCCGCACGGAGATTATGGGGTGGATGCCGCTCATCGCGGATCTGGCTGCCGTTACGAATTTAAGCATCGAGACCGTGACCGTCCAGATCATGCGCATGCTCTCCGCGGGGGCTGCCTCTGCTGATCTCTTTCGGGAACGGGGCGTTCTTGCCATGCTCGGCTTCCAGGCAGGAGTTACCTATACCGCCGAGGAGACCCGAAAGAAGCTCTGGGAGGCCTGGGCATCTTCCGAGAGCCGCTTCCGCGGCGCCACCGAGGATATGGCCAAGAGCTGGGACGGCATGAATTCCATGCTCAGGGATTCCTGGTTCCAGCTTCGGAAGAAAGTCATGGAGGCCGGCGTCTTCGACTACCTGAAGGACGGCCTGGGCCTGGTACTCCAGAAGATCGACGACCTCAAGGAGAAGGGCAAGCTCGACAAGTGGGCCAAGGAGATGGCGGCGGATGTGGTGGGCGCGCTGAAAGGAGTGGCCTATGCCGCCGCGGGCGTGGGCGACGCCTTCCGAGGATGGGAAATCATTCTTCTCGGGATCCAGGGGCTTATGTATATGATCGCCCACCAGGCATCGATGTGGCTCGCGGATCTCTTCATTCAGCTCAACAAGATCCCCGGGCTCAAGGGAAAGTTCGAGTCCATGATCGCGGACCTGCTCCACGATGCCGAGCGGGCCTTCGGGAAACTCACCGAAATCGAGGGGAAGCTCATCGGTCTGCCCGAGGCGAACCTTCTGCGCATGCGCAAGCTCTTCAAGGAGATCGAAGGGGAGATCGGGAAGCTCGGCGCGGCCGGCGCGGGCGCGGGAGCAACTCCGGGCCTCGTGCCGCCCGGCGGCGGCGGTCCCGAGGAGTGGACCGAGGAGATGCTCCGGGCCGAGGCGCTGGTGGGCCCGTGGCTCCAGGACCGGTACGACTACGAGCTTGATTATGCCGATGCGATACGGGAGACCAACAAGCTCTTGAAAGAGCAAGAGGAAAAGGTTCTGCCCGCCCTGAGGAAAGAGCTCGAGGCCCAGGCCGAGGTGCTCGAGGATTTCTACAATGTGACCGACACGCAGCTCCAGGACATAAAAGTCCGGCACAGGGATACGACCGACCAGGTGGGCGGATTCTGGAAAGACATGTCCGACGATATCCAGTGGTCCCTGGAGGCGGGGCTCTTCGACCTGTTCAAGAACGGCTTCAAAGACATGGAGAGCGCGGCCAAGAGCTTTCTGGACATGCTGGTTTCGGCCTTCGCCCGCGCCGTGGCCAAGATGATCGCCGAATGGCTCGTGTTCAAATCGATCACCACGATCGGCAGTTTCTTCGGGGGAGGCGCCGGAGGCGGAATGGAATCCTGGGCGTATATGCAGCACGGCGGCTGGATACGGGAGCCGATCATGGGCGTGGGGCAGAGCGGCCGGCGCTACCTCTTCGGCGAGGCCGGACCCGAGGCCGTAGTCCCGGCGGCCGCTTTTGCATCTCGGAGGGATATGACCCAGAACATCTACATTGTCGATGATCGGGAGAAGGTCCCCGGCCTGACCGACAACGACGTCATCCTGGTAGTCAGCGACGACATCCAGAACGACGGCGTGATCCGCAAGACGATCAAACGGTTTGCATAGAATGCTCATGGCTCATAGCTCATGGCCAAGAGCTAAGCTGCCATGAGCTGGATTGCTAGATCATGGACGTATTTACCCCCGCATGCATGAATTTTCCCGTCTCCCGCCGGGGCGGGCCCGCATCGGTGGTGGCGGTCCAGATGGACGCGGGCACCGATACCCGCCGGCTCAAGCGCCAGCGGAGCCCGGTTTGCCTCCGCCTGAAGTTTTTCGCCCAGAAGGCCGATGTGAAGACCGATCTTGATTTCGTCTACGGCAAATCCGGCCACACGCCCTTCAAGTTCAAGGATCCCTGGGACCACGCGGTCACGGCCGAGGCCGTGGGCACGGGCGACGGCTCGCGCACCGTCTTCTATCTGGACCAGAAGCACATCGACGCCTCCAGCCTCATCGTAAAGCTCGACGGCACGCCCACGAGCGACTACACGCTAGCGAACGAGGAGGGAAAGATCACATTCACCACCCCCCCGGGCGCGGGCGTGGCCATCACCGCGGATTACGAGTTTTACCTCAAAATGTATTTCGATATTCTCGACCCGCCCAGGGAGCTGGACCTGACCACGGCATCGGCCGGCTTCTGGTCCTTCGAGATCCCCCTGAAAGAGAGCCTGGTATGAGGTCGATTCCCGCAGCGCTCATAACGGAGAAGAACAAGCCTGCCAGCGAGCATCCGTGGGCCTTCTTGCTCGACGTGCAGATCGACGCCTCCACCTGGATCTACATCACCAATTACGACGCCATCTATGAGTATTGGAGCAAATATCACGACGACTGGACCGGGGATCGCGACAAGATCATCTTTCCCCACTCGGGAGGAAGCTCTTATGAATTCTTTCCCTTCCGCCTGGACGTGATGAAGGAGACTTCGCTTGGCGGGCTGGATAAGGTTCGCGTGGTGATCGACAACTCCAATCGGCAGATGGAGGCATACCTTCACTCTTACGATCTGGTCGGAAACGAGGTCATCCTGAGGATCGTCAACCTCAATTACATGACTAGCGCCAACAATCAGATCATTGACTACTTCAAGATCCTATCCATCGTGAGCGGCAATATAACTACCTTCTCGCTGGGACATGTAGGGCTGATCAGCAAGAATTTCGGGCGCAGGATCACGCGGAGCTGCACGTTTCGGTTCAAGGATAATTATTGCGGATATGCCGGGGCGGGAACTACGTGCAAGCGCATCCTGGGCGATGAGTCGACGCCCGACACGTGCAAATACTACGGCAATTCGGCCCGCTATGGCGGGTTTCCGAATGCCAAGGGATTTATAAAGTAATGTCAAATATCAAAATCCAAATGACAAATGAACGGAGAGTCGCCGAGGCGCTCATGCTGCGCATACGGAAATTCGTGCCCTTCAAGGCCGACTGCTGGACGCTTCTGTGCGACTTTTACCGGGAATGTTACGGGATCGAGCTGCCCAGGTACGAGTACGGCAGCATCAAGCGAGAGAAGCCGCCCGATCGGGTCTGGGAGGATTGGAGGATCATCGACGGAAGGCAAGCCCGGCCGGGCGACGCGGTGCTGTTCTACGCCGCTACGGGGATGCATTTGGGGATCTTGTTGGATGGCGGGGATTTCGTTCATTCCACCCACATGGGCAATCCTCCCGTCCGGATCTCTAGCATTGCCGATATAGCCGAGGATATTCCCGTTCATTTCGTGAGGTATCGCGCCTTTGATCACCGTTAAGGTCATTCCCGATCTCTTCACGCTCGAGGGACGCGAGGAATATCTGGCCGAGCTTCCCCGGGAGAAGGTCTTCCTTTCCGTCTTCGTCGACGAGGAACGCTATCGCGAGGCCGGCCTGGATAAGCAAGGGCTGGCTCCCGCGGACTTTATCGCCGGTTGCGACATCTGGTACGAGGGCCGGGTAATAGATCCGCGGGATTATGCGGCCACCGAGATCAAAGATTGCTCCGAGATCGTCTTCTTCGCCCGCCCGGGAAAGGGCGGCGTCATAAAGATGATCGTGGGCGCCGTGATGATCGTCGGCGGCATATTGCTCTATGGGACCCCTTTCGGCGCGCCTCTCATTATCGGCGGCATCGCGATGATGCTCGGCGGGATCTACGAGGTGGCCTTTCCCCAGAAGGTTCCCAGCAACTTCGAGCCCCCGCATACCGAGAATTATGGATGGGAGGGCGTCCGCACCGATTATGCCGCCGTGGGCTCGATCGTGCCCATCTCCTACGGGCGAGTCCTTACCGGAGGCAAGTGCATATCCCAGCGTATTTACACTACCGGGAAGACGAGCGGCAACCAGAGACTGGACCTTCTCCTGCTCGTCAGCGAGGGCGAGATCCGCGGAATCCGCAAGAGGGACGACACCGGCGTGTGCACATCGACCTCCGACGCACCCTGGATCAAGATAGACAATAGCTTTCTATCCGATCTGCCCGATGTGGGCTGGGATTATCGCCTGGGAAAGCTCGACCAGACCGTGATTCCGGGCTTTCATCAATTGAGCAGCAATTACGTCGAGAATACGAAGCTCCTCTGGGACGGCACGTGGCACACGATCACCAATGCCGGCGGCGGCGAGGATTTCGAGCAGGTGGAGTTCAACTTCTTCTGGCCGATGGGGCTCTTTTTCAGCTACCACGACGACCTCACGCCCTGGTGGACCAACATAAAGATACAGTATAAGCAGGAGCCCTCCGGAGACTGGACCACCCTTTGGGACGGTGAATTCTTCGCTTTTAAGACCGGGCCTTTTTATAGATCGAAGAAATTCTCGCTGCCCGCCAAGGCCGGCTATTCCTTCAGGATGAAGAAATACACCTGGCACAGCCTCAACCCGAACAATCCGGGCTGGGGCTCCATGTGGATGGACGAATGCTGGATCCA